TGCCAGTGTCTCTGTCCCGATACGCTAAATCACCCAAGGCGCAAACTGTGCCATGAGCGGTAAGGTATTCTTCATTGTCTTGGGATATTGTTGGCAGATGTAAGCCACCTGCTGTTTTAGTTTTAACCTGATTAGGTTGAACCAAGACCTTCCAATTTAAAGGTATCGGCAGTTGCTTTGAACTGATTTCTGAATCAGTTTCTTCGTCTTTATATATTTTGTCATGTTGATGAGACACGTTATACATCCTCTTCGTTTATATTTTTAATCGTTGCGAGGATAATATCTGACGCTTGCATTAAGCCTTCAGATATACCCACGTTCTTCTGATATGAATTGAAATCGGAAATCCGACCTTCAACCATACTTTTAGCTATTTCTAGCTTCTCCTTCTCCAGATTTTTTCGGATCTGTTGGAGCAGATCGCTGACTGTCATTCTTGACACCTCCTGTCATGGAGACACCTGTAACATGAACAGTTACGTCTTTACTTTCTGAAGCCATTAATATCTCCCTTTTGATTTGGCCTTCTTCTTCTTTACTGTTTTTTTCTTTGTTTTAACAGCTTTCTTTTTTCCGTACTTCATTTTACTTCCTCCAGTCATTAACTTTCCAAAACTTGCGCGGTTCATTGATTCATCAATCCTTTAAATTGTTTAAAGTTTTGAAGAAATTTTACAGCTCCTGCTTTTAATCCTAAAGCACCAAGAGGTGCGCCGTAAATGTAAGCAGTATCTGCTTTTTTTCCATCATAGTAATCAGTTACTTTATTTATGGGAGAATCAAATGGCAAAATAGGAGAATCTATTCCTAAAGCCTTGTATCCTTCTCCAGTTAAAAGAGATAAAACTTTAAGTCCAAACGGAATGCTTTTTACTTGAGCTTCTTCAACATCTGTAAAATTATCTGTCATTTCTGATTGTGCTAATCTTTTTTGAGCGTCATAGGCATCTAGAAAGGCAGGAAACATGGTAATGTCAGAATATCCCATGTCATAAAAACCTTGGTTTTTACCACCCATAACATTGCCAACTTGCTCGTAGCTAAACGGAGTATTTTCAGAAATAAGCAAGTTTAACTTATCTCTAGTTGGTGTTTCACTATCTACTGGAACTTCTCTTTTCTTGATTAATCCAGACAATGCACCTTCATCAGCCATTACACGCTCCCACCTGACAACTCACGCGCCAGTATCTTTAATGTATCCGCAAAGCCTTTATCTAGCTCTTTAGCGGCTATTGCAAACTTTCTGGGAGAAATGTCATCAGACTTTAGACCACGGCGTTCTAAGAAGCTCTTTGCCGCTCTGATCTCTGCTTGCGCTACTTTTTTAACTGCCGCTTTAGCCATTACATTTGATCTCCGTTTTCGTTTTCACCCATACTATTTAACGCACCATAACCAATTACAGGTGGAAGTGCATAAGTAGGTATACCCTTTTTAATTACTTGCTCTCTAAACTCTGGCGTTATCTTAAAACCTTTAGTTCTAAACATATCAGTAGTTTCACCTTGAATTGATGGTGGTGACAAGTCTATTTGCTCTATTTGAGCGTTTTTATCAAATTTACTAAGAAGTTTCTTTAATCTGTTCTGAACATCACGTTGATAAAAGTTTACTGCGCCTTCTTTGGGGTTATCTGTACCACCAACCTTGCCAATAGCACCTATATCGTCAGGAAACGCTAAATAATCAATATTAGGATCGTTTACTGCATCCATAATAGATCTATTGAGTGCCTGATCCACCCATTTGTTTTGAGATGATAGGAAAGGTGCGCCTGGACTCTTATATGATTCACCACCTTCAAAGTGATCAATTTTTATTTTATTTATTTTACTTTGAGTATCAGCAATATCCATTTCAAGTAGCATATTATCAGCATTTAAATTGCCATAATATCTTCTGAAACCTTCATTTAGCCAATCTACTGGTTTTGAAGCCATATATTCTTTAACAGCTTTTAATCCCAATGGCTCTCTAGTCCAAGCGGCTTGCATTCTAGCAGACAGTAGTTCATCAGCTTTTCTTTTGTCATCACTGGCAAGTAGATTTATACCTTTAAACTCGTCAAAGTTGTAAAGCTGATAATGCAAAAACTCTAGTTCATCTTCAGTAAATGATGATGTATCTAATGGAAGCTCATCTTTAATTTTAAACGCGCTTGCCATATCCTTAAAAGTATCGTTTTGCTTTGTTGGGTCTTTAATTATTTTATTTATTTGAAAAATAGCCGCTTCACGCCCAAGTCTACCCAACTCTTCTTCGCTTAAATTATTGGCAAACATCTTTCTATTATTTTCAAGAAGTTTTTTGTTAGAATTAAATACCTTATCGGTTAATTTGCTCATTTCAGAAACTAATGCAGTCTCTTTGTAGCCACGAGGTTTTTCACCCCTTAGAGCTTGCTGTGGATCTGATTGTATTTCACCTACATATCTAGCAAGTGATCCAAAACCTCCACCTGTCTCAGAAGCTGAGTCTACTGGGAAATCTCCTGTACGAGTATGAAATATTGTACCAATGTCATCATCGCCAAAGTGTCTACTACTAGCAAATTGATTAAAAGGTATTTTCTCTGTAGGGTCAGTGTATTGATACAAATTTTCCATGTATCGTTCTGCACCTGCTGGGAAATAACTTGAATATTGTGTATCACCTTCACCAAAACCACTAGGTGCTTCTATTCTATGTAATGCAAGAAATGCAGGTTGATCCATATTAAATTGGTCTTCAAGTCCTTCACGAACTTCGTTTTCTAAAAAGGCATCTAAGCGATTATTTTTTTCAAGACTTGCAATAAACTCTGCATTATTATCAGGTTCAGATTTCATATCATCAAGAAAGTCTAACTTAGCCTGTTCAACCATAGTTGTATCTTCCATAGCTTTTGCTACGGCGTCTTCTGCGCTCATTTGATCTGAAGCACCAGTTAACCCTTCAGTAGCCACTCTTCGCTCTGTATATAATCTTGGATCATTTTGACTAAGATATTCAACAATTTCATCTTTGGTAACTTTCTTACCTTCAAAGAAATCATCTGCGCCAGACCACTCAAGCTCATCTGCTTTTGCGCCATTCTTAATCATCATAGCTTTTAACTGTTCGTAAGAACCTTTCTTCTGAGCCAAATCTTTAGCCGCCTCCAACGATGGGCTAAACAATTTTGCTAGAGATCCAAAAGTTTTTACTAAGTTAACCATATCACCACGCTTTACATGACCAGTATCTGGCCTTTGTCTTTGGCCCAGGGTTATCACAATTATGACGCGCTCTGAAGCTCTTTCTGCGACCTGCCTGTGCTTTCTTAATCTTCATATTGGCATCCCCAAAGGTAACTTTCTTAACTTTATCGCCATCAGTCACATATACAACAGACTTCTTCTTGCCATAAGATGCTTCACCTTTAGCTATTCTGCGTGGCTTGTTTAGAGTTACAGTTCTACCTTGGTATTTTGCCATTATTCTAAATCTCCAAATAAATCATTGTATTCTGGCACAACTTCTTGTGCATCTTTGCCAATCTGTATTGTAATCGCGTTAGCTTCACGAGGATCGATAACACCTGAACGAGCGGCATTTTCCAATGTAGCCTGAATAGCTTCATCAGATGCAGACGCAATGTCATCCGTGTCTATTCCAATTTGCTTTGCAATGTCAGCAAGTTTTTGGTTGGACTTAACATTAAGACCAAACAACTCACGACCCAGAGACATAGCTAATTTACTTAGGGAGCCAAACATTACTTTTTATGTACTTTCTGAATATCAAATGACGCTTTTCTTACAGCACCTTTATGTGGTTTGTATTCGCCCTTCATGAGCTTGTAGCCTTTACCAGACTTCATCCAATGGTAACCTTTTGGTGCTTGTACTGTCTTCTTAACCATTACTTCTTGCCTTTCCAACTTATGCGCTTTTTAGATGTCTTTTTCTTAGCGGCTGTTTTACTCGCCTTGCTTTTGCATTGTGCCATAGTTGGTCTACATGCTGGGTAACCTCGTTTAGTCTTTGTGCGTGACTTACGACCACAAGGCTTACCTGTCTTGCAGTCAACCCAACCTTTGCCATTGTTCTGAGAGAACCAATTTTTTAAGCTGTTACTACTTTTTTTTGGCACTTTTCTTACCCCAATTTTTTGCGCCTACCTTGCGACATTTAACTAAAGCACCTGACCCATAAGCAGAAGGCCATGTTCCACCATTGCGTGTGTATCTGCCTTTTACTTTTCTGTAACAAGCGTCCCTCTTTGCTTTTTTCTTTGCAGGCATTTTAAAATCCTTTTGGCATTCTATCGATTATAAGGGTATCCACGTCTCGTATTGTCTGTTTGATATAGGTACTCGTTAATAATATCTGATAATTCTTTTGTAGCAGGCTGAGTTGCTTGTGACAATTCCATCGCCCTAATATTTCTGTGTTCTGGAGGTATAACGCCATCTACCTTTCTACCTTCGATAAAATCTTGGAAGAACATACTTACAGGAACATCTCTAAAGTTACCTCTTTCATCTGCCATTCTGTAGACAGGTGTATTAGAAACTTTCTTTAACCCCGCTGGATAAGTTGTGTGATTAGACACAGGATCTACAGGTGCATTGTAGTCAATCCTAGAAATCATTCGTCCAGCCGCATCTCCAGACCCCATTCCAAGCATATCAGCTTTTGAAACAGCCGCCCTTACTGACGCTTGATCAGGGAATCCTAACTTCATACTTCTTGGTAATGCCATTTCTTCTGAGAATGCTTTTCTCGCTTCACCACTGTTAGGTTGCCTAAAGAAATTTCTAACAGCATCAATGTCTGATGCTTCTAAGTTATTAAGGCCAGGCCAGTTTGGTACACGTTTTCTTAAATTTTCATCAAATTCTTTTGCCGCTTTTTTTGTTATCTTCATATTAGGTAACATATTCAAAGTAACATCTGAAACCATTGTAGAGAAGTTTACATTGTCACCAGCCGCATTAAAATAAACGCCGTATACTGGAGAACCTTCTTCTAATATCTCTCCAGTCTTTGGGTCTTCAACTTGACCAGAGATTTTTTTTGCTTTTGAGATTTGCTTATTTAATATTTGAGGATCGCTTCCCCACATTCTATTATCTAATACATTTTGAGCTTCTGTGGCATATTCATAGCCACCTTCTCGCGCTACTGGGTTAATCAAAGGTATATCGTTAACGCTTAAAACAGATCCAGTGCCACTTGCCCTATCGCCTTTGATAGACATAAACTTAGCACCTTCTTTAATTGCTTTCTCTAAGTCAAAAGGTTCTGGATTGGTTTGGATTCTTGTAGATACATCAATCTCTGCACCTATTTCTTCTAATGGAACTGTACCTCTTGGTACTTTTGTACGACCAATTACAGTATCTTCCATATAACCACCTTTTGTTAAGGCACTACCTCTACTTTTGTTTTCAAGGTAATTTGTTATAATTTGGTTTGTTGTATCGTCATCTGAGTATCTCAGACCTTCCCTAACAACATTGCCACCAACTTCTGCAAGTATTTGCTCGTATGACTTATAAACGCCATTACCAATATCAACAGCACCTTCAATGCCTAATTTAGCAATTTTCTGGAGTGCTGTTAATATACCCATTACTTCTTGGCTTTCTTCTTCTTCTTACGTTTCGCAACAGCCTTTAAATCAGCACGAGTAATTTTTTTTTTATCACCTGCAACCGCCGCTAACTTTTTTTGCTTTGGAGAATACTTACTGTATGGCATGTTAGCCTCCTAGAAGTTTGTTCATCATGTCGTGGACGCTACCGCCATCAAGTTTCATAACTTTTACTTTGACATCTCTGCCATCTGGCATTTCCATCATTTCATTGTGGTGGCAATCGCAATCTTCCTCGCCTTCACAATCGCAGTCATCCTCGTGCATTTCGTCTTCGTCGTATTCGTCGCCGAGTACATGCTCTTGGTGGCACAACAATAAGAAGTTAACGAGTTGCTCTTCTGATAGCTCTAGTCCATCAGCGTCATGTGGGAAGCCCATTTTCTCCTCAAAGAGAATTGCATTGTCTTCCATATTTCCGATATTTACTTCAGCCATTTTAACCTCCTAAGTTACTTGGGCGCATTCTAGGCATTGGGGATTGCATACCTAAATTATCTGGACGCATTTGTGGCATTGGAGATGTTACTTCAACCATACCTGCCGCTTCACCTGTAGGTAAATCTTCTTCTATAAGTCTACTACTATCAGCATCACCCATAGGAGGCATCGCACCCACAACACTACCAAACATCTCACGTTGGCGATCAGTAAGTGCGCCACCATTTTGGATCATTCTACCAAGATCCATTAATTCTTTTGCAGATGCTTCATCCATGTCATTAGGATTTATGCTTTGCAGAAATTGTTTCAGCAGTTGAAAGTCAGGGTTTTCTTCGATGTTTGGCATAACTGCCTCCTATATTAAGTTTATGGTAATTCTTCGTCTGCACCTACTATTGCATTAGGTAGATACTTTGCGTCAATGTATTTTCCATCTGGAGTTTTATACATTACTGTACCATCGTCTAAAGTTTCTTTTGTCAGTAATTGGTCAATACTCATACCAGATGCGTACCTACGCAACCAAGGTGGTAATCCATAACCAGATCCACCTTTGTAGTATCGGTTATATATATCTCTCACAATTGGGTTATTTGCATTGTAATCATCTGATCCATTCTGACGATTTTCTTTTGCTTGAGAGAAAGTAGATGTCGGGTCTTGATCAACTCTGTCTTCAGAATTGTTTTTATAGCTACTTGGATCATAATTTACAGTGGATGTACTACCACCAGCATCAGGATCTCCGTATGAGCTAGTAGATTCTGTTGTTGTGCTATATCCAACATACTCACCTTTATCGTTGTATATTGGAGTAGCTCCAGCTTCCAAAGCCGCAGTCTGTTCAGCTATAACTGACCTTCTACCTTCAATTCCGCCTTCCAACATCTTCTCACCTAAGTATCCACCTATAAGTGGAACAGTCATTCCTGGCAAGAATGATACAAAGTATGATAAATCACTTGGTGGTATATCTCTTTTCATTACTTGATTTGCTATTGCCGCATTGGCTTCGGTTTCACTCATTCCAGTTGTATCAACTTGTAAGTTATTACTGTAGTCATCAGATACGCCGTAAACGTAATCTTTTTGTCCAGTAACAGGATCTACAGTATAGCCACCACCTTCTAAAGAAGTTCCATCTAAAGTGTTGACTAATTGACCATTTACATAAGCGGCATTATCACCAGGTGTAAGTAGATTTGCTAATGCCTCTCTAGTTGAATTTAATATCGGCGCGCCATTAAGACCACCGAATCCTTCAATGTTATTTGTTTGATTATCAAAAGTACCACGAATTACATTGCCAGTAGATGTTGTTCCACCAGGTGCTATTAGGTCACCTGTAGCATCATCTACAAGCTGACCACGAACATATGAAGCTCCATCATTAGGCGTAAAGAAGTTAGCCATCTCTTCAGCTTGCGTATTGTATACACCCTCAAGTCCAGTGTAATCGGCTGTCGTTGTAGCAAATTCAGGGGCAGTTGATGATGGTAATGCGCCTATTTGTTCTGGTTCAATTACAGATTCTTCAGTTATTGAAGACAATGCAGTTGCGTTGTCGTCGTATGTAAGCGTTGGAACATAATCCTTTTCACCAATCATTTGAGCATATGAATCACTCGCACCAAAATCTTTAAACCCAGACTTAATAAAGTCTACCCAATCTCCATCATTTGCAGATCCAGAGCTTGCCGCAAACTCACTGCCTTCATCCAGAGATATTTGACCTATTGCTTCAAATACTTCTCTATCTTCTGGGTTACCATAAGCAATTTCATTTGCAATAATAGTATCTGTACCAAGTCCGTTCATTGTTTCGTCTGTGCCAACGTATTTTCTATCTAATACAGGATCTCCACTTGGATTTGTTACACTTTTGTTTTCAAACCACTCAAAACCATCGCCAGCATACACACCAAACCTATTAACCTGACCATAAGATTTAGGTTCTTCTGTATTGGCAGTTGTCACATTAGAAAGCGCGCCGACATCACTTTCCATAGATAATGGATCAACATTTTTCTCTGGAACAAGTGGTTCTAATTCAAGTAAATTATCTTTATCATTAAGAGCATTTTCTGCTATATTTACTATGTCTACAGCATTTCCAAGGCTAGGATCTGGAATGCCTTGTTCTTCGTAAACTGCACTGTAATCAGTTGCAGGATAATTTCCTACAGGCCCTTCCCTCATTGCCACTTCAGCCGCGCCAACGCCACGACCACCAACTACTGGCTCTTCAGTTGGTTCAAAGTAAGACATATAGCTAGGCGTGATATCTTTAGAAACAAACTCAACATTAGTTAAGCCATCAGTTACTGAAGGAGTAGAAGCAATAACACTAGGAGGAGGATTTGATGGTAAAGCTCCATATGAAACAGGTTCAACTACTGGAACAGGTTCAACTACTGGAACAGGTTCAACTACTGGAACAGGTTCTACAGGAGGAACGTAAACACTGGGAGGTGGAGTTGATGGTAAAGCTACAGGAGCAGGAACAACTACAGGAGTAGGTTTTTTATTATCATCGCTATGAGTAGTAGCATTTACTGGTGGAGTATATACTGGCTTTGGTGCAGAAAGAACTGCCGCCGCACCTTTTTTATCTGCCGTTGATCCTCCGCCACCACCGCCACCAGATGATGATCCGCCGCCAGAATCAAAAACAATTTGAGGTGAAAAACCTAATAAATTTTTAAATATACTCATGCTACTTTCCTATGCCACTTGCCTCGGCGGGTATCTTTATTAACATATAGACGATCACCATAACCATCACAATTGGGATAATTCTTAAACATAAATTGCTGTATGTCTCGTATAAACCGCATAACTTCACGTCTACCAGCACGACACTGAAACTTTGGAAAAAATAAAATTAAATCTTCAGACCAATCACGAGAGAAAACATCATCACCATCCCAAAGATCACGCTCTATCTCATCACGAGTAAAAAATCCCCAAGTGCAATAACCTAAAATTTCACCATTAACACGATGAACAAAACACTTATCATGCTCTACAGCACGATAAATAGAGTTTCGAATATTTGAAATATGATGGTTATTATAAAAATCATCATTAAAAACCAATGACATAATAGATCCAAGAATCGCATGGTTCTTTGGAAATAAATTACTGATCATAATTCTACGCTCTCATCGGTGGTTGATTTGGTTGCCCCGTCATAGGTGGCTGTTGTGCTTGTGGCATTGCGCTTGCAAATGCGCCTAACGCACCTACATCTCCGCCGCCTGCCATTCGACGCTTTATTTCCATTACTTTATCAACCAGATATTTGTTCATGTCAATTGGTTGCTGACCCCCACCTTGGGAGGGCAGTGGGGGCGCACCTTGTGGTCTTTCTTGTGGTAAACCTCCAAAAGCCGCAGGATTTATTGGTGGCAAGTTATACTGTGGGGGGTACATTCTTCATTGCCTCCATTTGAATTTTAGCGTTATTTTTTTCTCGTTCTAGCTGTAGGTCTGCCTCCAACTTAGTGATCTTGGCTTGCATGTCAGCTTGCGCCTTCGCCATTTCGATCTCCATGTCTTGTCTCGCTTCAGCTTGTTTAATCTCGATATTTGATTTTGCTTTAGCTTGATCCGCCTGAATTTGTGCTTGCGTTCTGGCTTTGAGTGCTTCGGTTTCAAGTTTAGCAAGTTCCTGTGCATATTGCAGTGGATTGCCTTGCTGACCTTGTTGTCCGCCCATCATGCCTTTCATTGCCTCGATTTGTTTCATCTGAGGTGATGCCTTCACAACTTCAGCCGCACGTTGGCTAATTAAACGATCCATCTCTGGGTCTACTTCTGCAAACTTAAACTTAGGATCTTTAAAGTCTGGCAACATCGGCATAGGCATATTGATACTTGCCTCCATGCGTTGACGATAGAGAAGCGCAATGTGTTCTGCGATATGTGCGATTAATACAGGTTGCATAGCTTTCGCACCAGGATTTCCTGCTAATGACGGATCTTGCAAGAACTGCATGTGAACTGCAATGTGTGCATCGTGATCTTGCTCTGGGAATGCACGAATACCTTTGCCGTACAATACGCTCATATTCTCATCGATTGGATCCATTTGCACAGCTTCTTCTGGCTTTTGCAATATTTGATCTATGTTCGGAATCCGAAGTGCCTCGTACATACGTTTGTATGCCTCGTATAAATCATGAAATTGTGGAGCAGATCGTGACATCTCCAACACAGCTTGGGCTTGGGCAATTCGCTGTGCTGTTGAGAATATGTTTGGATCACTAACTGGTATGATATCAATTCGATCATCAAAGTCAGTTCGATAAATAATATCATCCGCACCAGCTTGTGAGAAACTAAACTCGTCAGGTAAGTTTTCAGCATTTAATTGCGCTAACAATTTAAACTCTTGGCCTTGTGCATAATGCAATCGCTTGTGTATCGCACTGAATGCCTTCGATCCTTGCTCGATCAACGCAACAGTTGAACCAACAGGTGCATTCGGATTTACATCTCCGACATTTAAATCTGCCGTACTTGCAAATCTCTGCCCAGCATCAACCATAAAGCCTAGCAAATTAAACAGAGATCCACTTGGCTCTTTAAACGGCAATGGCATAATAGCTTTGTTGATGTCATCAACTGTACTATCGATATCATTAAACTCGCCTGGACTAATCTGCATGTCGCCACCTTGGACGCGACCACGCAATTTAAATCCACCTTGCATGTTGCTAAATGCGGCACTGTCTAGCAATGCACGCAACGATCCAGTTGCCGCTTTACCCAAACCACCAATCATGTGGTACAAGCCAAAGCCATAGAACCCTAAACCTGGCAAGAACTTATATGACACAAACCAATCTCGGCGTTGTCTCATCTCATCTTCTTGCTTCCAGTTGCGTCTAATGCTCACAACATTTTGGTTTTCATAGTCAATCGTGATGACATACGGCAACGCAACTGCATTATCGTCAGATTCGCCATCAACCATTTCTTCGCCATCGAATCCGTCAAACAAATCGTACACATGCATTTCGAGCAGTGTCATTACATCATCGTTGCTATCATCGTATTCATCGACGCCTTCAATCTCGCCAATTACATCACCTGATGGATCAACTGTATCTCCGCCAGCATACTTAGTCGGTAAGTAATATCCGTTCTGTACATAACGATTAAATTCGTTCTTTGGCATACGAATGATATGCGTGTATCGTGGCGAGGTGTATAAATCTTTACTTTCTGGTGCTACCACAAAGTCTTCTGCCTTTACAAAATTACTGCATTGGCGATCCATGTTTACATCCCACCAAACCTTCTTGAAGGTATGACCAATTAACGGAAGGTGAAATAGCATCTGATCTAAGTCAGGGAAATACTCAGGCATTTCCTGAGTGATTTGGTAATTCATAAACTCACGAACACGGCGACCTTGCTCTTCTAGCTCTTCATCTGGGTTGCCTATGATTACAGATTTAACTGGCCCACCTGATGGGTAAAGTTCTGCAATTGCCTTCGCATTGAATTGAGTTGCCGCTTCAGCGATTAACGGATGCACTACAACTGAAAGTCCGCGTGTGCCACGTTCATCTTCGCCTTCATCAAGTCCACCATCTGGATCGAGCGTCTTCAATCCTTCTTTGTAGCGTTCCTTCCACTCTGACCGAGCTTCTTCGTCATTTTCGTAATAACCTACAAGTTCTTGCGCTTTTCGTGCGAGATCTCGTTCATCCATCTGTTCAGCTAAGTTGGAATCAAATTCTGCGGCATCTGCCTCGTCCATTGCATCTAACTCTGGGTCACCAATCAGAACATCGCCATCTGCAAGCTCCTCGATCATTAACTCATCACTAGGTGCGCCTTCAGCAAATGGTATAATATTTGGGTCAGCCATAGAGGGTAATCCTTTGTTTTTCTACTGGCTCGTCGTCTTCAGGGTCTTCACTGTGACCAACAAACCATCCTTTTCGTAAACGCAACCAAGCCTGTGTACAAGTATCAACAACGTCATCGTTGGGGTGTGCAGGAAAGGCCGCGCATATGTCTATTAAATCTTTAGCCCATTTTCGATCAGAAGGGTAGTAAATTCTTCCGTCTTCTAAAAGTGCGCTCGATGCGTGCGCTCTGGCTTCCTTATCTCGATCAGGAGAATAAGCTAAAACTGGTATTCCAGCCATGCGTAAATCTTGCAGTAGAGATTGACCTGACGCCTTCTTCTCGATCAACACAGCGTCTGGCTCCCAATCGTCGTAAGCCTCTTGTGCAATCCGCCTTAACTCTGGGTAGCTCACCTTATCGTACCAAGCCTCCAATACAATCGCACACATTGCGCCTTTGTGTCTGAATACACCCCAAGTTGTTCTGGCACTAAAGCTAGAGCTTTCCTTGGCTTCGAATGCAGTATCCCATGACTGAAGGACATATTCTATCTCTGGCAAGTCTTGCTTTTCCCACGGAACCCACCACGATGCCCTGAGAATACCACCACCCTTTGGCGATGGCCTTTGCTGTAGCTGACCAGCAGATGCATAAGATCCAAGAGATCTTTCCAGAATAGATAAAGTTTTCTCGTCAATTCTGTCAGGCCACAGCAACTCACCTTCCTTTGTTCTTGGATCTGTAAACCCAAGTGACGACTTCATCGGATTCGGCGCACCCACTTCGTAACGAGCAGGCAACATTAGGTGATCCCACTCATCTCCAAGTTGATTTGCCAAGACGTGACCTGTGAGATCCTGTTCGTGTAGCCTCTGCATAATAATTACAAACGCACCAGTCTGCGGATCGTTTAGTCGTGTCTGCATAGCCTGATCCCACCAATCCAATACACCTTCACGAACTTTAGAACTATCTGCCTCTACAGAGTTGTGTGGATCATCGATGCATATGATATCACCACCATCACCAGTTAACGCACCACCAACTGACGTTGCGATTCGATAGCCTGTCTTATCGTTCTCAAATCTCTGCTTTTGGTTTTGATCATCTGTTAAATTAAACTTATCGCCAAAATGCGCCTGATACCACGGACTGTCGATTAACCTTCTACACTTCGTACTATCCCTGATCGACAAGGAGCTTGCG